TTAATCAATTCAATTAAAAGTTGTCTACTTGCATTGTGTGGAATCGCAATATCACGTTCTTTCAACAATGCCTTAAGTTTTTTTACATTGTAATTATCAACTGGATTTGAAGCATAAACTATCTCAGTTTTTAACACCTCTTTTACTTCCTTCGTTTCGTAATAGTTAATGAAGTTTCTAATAATATTACACGCTAAAATAAAACAGTTAGAACAGTTTAATGATAGCACCTTTCCAGTTATTGCTTGGTAAATTGTTTGTAGGTGTATTTGTTCATCCTTATCCCATTTTACATAGTTAGAAAGTATCTTATCTCTAAGTACTTCTAATGATTGTTTGCCTTGTATATTTAATTCCATATCTTGTCATAAATTGTAGCCAGTATAAAAACTGCTAGTGAATAAATAATGTTTTCGTGTGTAAAGAATAAAGTAATTATAGAAGTCCAAAATGTGAAACAAGGAAAGCAATCTATTAACTTTATACTTTGAAATTGATCTAACTTTAATACAGATTTTATTCTGTAAGATAGTGATAATTCTCTTAATAAAACTAAACTAGTAAAAAATGATATTATTATTGTGTTCATAAATTCAATATTATTTTCTTATTTTTCATTGCTTCAATCACCGTTTTAAAGTCGTAACGAATAAAAGCCAGTTCAACATAGTTAGGGTATGTAACGACCCGATGACCTACTTTAATCGTAGGAAGTGGACTAATCAATCTACCGTCAACAAATATTGCATCGGGGATGTGCTTTTTAACTTTAACTTCTAATTGTAACATATTAATTCATAAATATAATCATATTTTTTGCATCTTATATCATAGTAGACAATTAATTCAATCCATTGGAATACTTCAACTGTCATTTCTTAGTTTTGAAAGTACTATAATTCGCTACAATATAGATCACAAACTCTCGCATAAATACACTATCCTTTTCTGAACGATACCATTCTCTCGCAACTTTATGAAGGTCTGATAATGTTCCATGCTTAGTTACTATGTTCTTTCTATTCGGTAGGTCGAGTATCGGCTGTATTAACATTGCTCACTTTCTTTTAGCCACAAATCAATAACTACTTTAGACTTTTCTAAATCTGTTTTAAACTCCCCTTTCTTTTCAGCTCGTTCTAAACGTTTAACAATATCAAATAGGTAACTATTCCATCCTCTTTCTTCTGCAACCTTGTATAGTGTTCCGTTGTCGTTATTGTAATGCTTTGGTATATTCATATCGTTTCCTTTTATATCTAATGTCGATGTACTCCAGTAGTCAGTAGCACCTACTTTGTTAAACGTATCTCCTACTAAAACGAAGCCTTTTGTAATATGCTTATCCATATATGTAACTTGTATAATCAACTCAGTCGTTTTTGATTTCGCTATTATATTTTTCATTTAAGTAAATTTGAATCATATGTTCTATTGGATGACAAACGTATTTTTCTCCATTGGTTCTAAACCAAAGAAAAAACTCGAATAATTTTAAAGCTTCGTGATCTTCCAACATTCGATTGAATTAAAGTATTTTACTTCACCGCTTGGACTATTCCATTCTTTGCCTTTAAGATTCACCTCAACTTCCAACATATCCCCGATATTAATATCATTTATCAATGTTACTTTATCCTTCGTCAACTGAATTAAGATGTCATTCGAGAAAGCACCATCTACAACTGTTAACACGAATTCACGTTTTGAGAATGCTTCTGACACAACTTGTGTATCTTTTTTGATTTTTAATGCTCCTGTAATCTTCATAACTTTTTAGTTTAATTTTCCGTAAATATAACTATTTTTTTTCAATGATATCAAATTTTATAAATTCTTTTCCCTTTTCTACATTAAACTTTTGTGCTTGAAGTTGATAAATATCTCTATCATTAAAATCATATTTCTTTGTCAAACAATCCTGAAAAACTTTAATACAATTATCTAAGTCTTGAAGTTTAGAAGATAAACCAAATTCTAGTATTAATTTATAAGGCGGTCGACCTATAAATTTAATAGGTAACTGGCTTAACACCTCTTTTACATAGTCTTTATGTACTTGGTTTTTAAATCGTCTACCCTGATAGCAACTATTAACACTTAATGCTTTTATATTTATTTGTTCCATTTTTTCTATCTTTTATATTATTATAAGCCATTGATACTATTTGTAAGTTATCAATTTTATTATTTAAAGGGTTGTTATCAATATGATCTATAACTGTTTTTCTATCTGTTTTAACATAGTCTAAAAAACATAAAGCCATTAACGAATGAACTCTTAAAGTTTTTTTCAATCCATTTTTATATAAACTTATCTGAGGATAATTTCTTCTTAAAACACCACTCATATGATGATTAATTATTCTTTCTTCAAATTTACCGTTTTTATAAAATCCTTTAATTCTACCGTAAGAACTTATCTCATAAAGTCCTTCATAATCTTTTATTTTTATCCAAGTTTCCATAATTGTTTGTTTTTAAAATGGTACGTTATCAAATTGTTCGTTTGGTTTTATTGAGTCAAAAATATCAATATCTTCTACTTCAATATATTTTTCTGTTAAATCAAATGTATTTGGAAAAGTTCCATCAACATAATAACGAGCTGAATCAATATCATAATTAAATTTAACACTAGCCCCAATATTTCCCTGAAAAGAATATTTTGTTTTTTGATTTATAAATTGTGTAAATCCTTGACTATTTTCATCTTCAAACATTCTGTAAATAGTAAATCCATTGTGTGTTTGATTTCTAAAATCTGAAGAGCCTGAAACGTCATAAAGAGTTGGAATTTCATAAAGTTTTGTTTTCTCGTTCCTTTTCATTTTTGTAGGATGAGCAATTAAAAAAATATGTACATTGTTCTGCTGACAAAATAAAGTTAATCTAGTTAAAATATTATCAATTCCTTCTTTACCTCCCAATCCTTTGGGCATATTTACTTTATTCCAAGCATCAATAACAAAAATATTAATTCCATAAGTAAACATTTGCTCTTTAAATTTTTCAAATAACCAATCCCAATCTGCATTACTTCCTTCGTTTGCAGTTGTAAAATAAAGTTTTTCTCTTGACCATTCAACATAACGTAAAATATCAGTTTGATTTATTCTTTTTTCATCGTTTCCAAAAAATGGTTTTCCGATTGCTTTTTGGATAAAGTTAGCATTGTATAATTCAAGCGGTGAATGCTCTGGAGAATAAAATGAAGCTTTTAAATCAAATTCGTGAACTAAATTTAAAGTAAACCAATCAACAAATGTAGATTTTCCGTGTGAAGGAATACCAGTTACAACTGTTAATTGTCCCATCATTATAGAAAAATCTTTATATAAATCTCCAAATACCGATTTTCGTGGACAAATTGTTTTTGGTAATCCATCTGAATGAAGTTTTAAAATATCATCTAATAAATCAAATGAAGTAAACGTTCCACCTATTGAAAATCTTTGTCTATTTTTTATTGTTTTTTCTAAGTTTCCATTTATTAAATCTCCGTTAGCGTCTTTATTGTCAAACTCTATAAATGTACATCTATAACGCCCTAATCTTTGAGCTATCTTTTCTCTAATTTCAATACCTTTTTCATCTGTATCTGTACAAATTATAAAATTTTTAACATCTTTTAAATATGGTTCTGAATTTATCCAATACTCATCATTATCATTTGCACCGTTTGGAATTGATACTGCATTTTTAATTCCTATTTCATAAAGTGCTAATACATCAAACTCACCCTCACAAATGTAAATTTCTTCTTGACCTATCACAGAATTGATATTATAAAGAATTGGTTTACCACCTTTAATTTGCGTGAAGTCTTTACCACCTGAGCGATATTTTTTATTTACTAATTGTTCACCTTCAAAATAATTAAAAACAATATTATTTAATTCTTTTTGTTTAGATGGTTGATAGTGTTTTTCTTCGCTAATTTCTAATTGATTTAAAGTGTTTTGAGATATTTTTCTATCACTCCAAACCCATTTAACTAAATCATCTGAAAGTTGAGTGTAATTTTTCCACTCTTGCAAAATAATTGAATACTCTTTTTTATTCGTTTTAAGAGCGTTACTTTCCGCAAATGATAGTGAGGTACAATTAAAGCATTTCGCTACGCCAGAATCAAAATTAACGTACAAACAAGGGTCGTTTTTCTTTTTCCTATCAGCAGAACAAACTGGACAAACTGTTTTTTTAACTCCTGAACGTGAACCACGAACCTGAATTGAATCGAAATCAAAAAATTTATTCATAACGTAATTTTAAAAAAACCTTGTTTAACTAACTCATCGTGTGAAATTTTTAATGGTTTATCTTTTTCAACCGTATGTTCTAAATTATTAAAATCATCTTCCCAACATTTACCGTTTAACCAAGTTGAAGGATTCTTTCTAAATTTTTTATCAGGAGTTGAATCAACATAATTTTTAACTACCTTAAAAATCATTGCTCGTTCCGTATCATTTAACTTTAAAAATTTAGCCTTACAATTTTTAGCATCTGTTTTTTTATCGTATAAATCCCAAAAAGTATTAAAGGCTAATTCAAGCGATAGCGATTTTTCAATATTTATTTCTTCTTCTTCTTTTCTTTTATTCTTCTTTTCTTTGCTAAAATTCGCTGAAGCGTCGCTTAACGATTGTTTAGCGGTCGCTAACATTTTTCTCTTTTCAGCTCCTTTTTTACCGTTTTCGGAGTTAACTTTACTAATATGGTTAGCGTCTTCTAACTGTTCATCTAAAAAGTTAATTGAAATAAGACCATCATTAACCGAAAAAAAGCGACCGCTTAACGATTGTATAATACTTTCGTTTTTATACCTTCTAGTAATATCTTCAATAGATAATTTACCATCTCTTTGCCAATATAATGCACAAATATTTATAAATAAACCTTGAGTTTCAAAGTCTTCATAAACTATATCACCAGTCAACCATTCAGTTGCTATGAATTTAAAATAAGGGAAGTTCTTAGCCATAACTAATCTAATAAAGCAATTAATTTTCTTAACTCTTTAGACAGTTTAATTGCTGTTAATTTATCTAAATAAATACAAGTACCTGATTCCTCACTTTCTGTATATAGACTTAAAAATCTATCGTCTTTAACGTGAATTGATAATGTTGTTTCATCTATAAAGTCGTGAAACATTAATGATACTGCCATAATAAAATAAAGGTTTTTAGATAACCAGTAACTTTTAGTAAACGTAAAAAAGCCATTTATCAAGGTGCATCGGAAGACCTTTAATAAATGACTTTACAATAAATTTCTTTTGAAGTTTCCGATGCTTCGAGTACAAATATATAATTAATTATTTAATAAACAATCTTTTTTTATAAACTTTCACTAACTTTTTTTTATTCTCCCTCCCACTTCTAATTTTCTGCTGAGTTTTTATACTTTTCTTATCGTATTTCAGCATCGTTTTACGTTGGGTGATCAAGTTGTGTTCGTGTACCGAA